AAGTGAGGCCAAATCTCTGAAGACAGAACTTGAAAGAGCGCTCGATGGAATAAACGATAAATTCAACAAGGAAAAGGACTGCGAAGATTATGACTGGCTGCATAAGCTAAGCGTCAAGAAAGAGGTGGTAAAAGTCTTTCTAGAAAGAGTCGAAGCTTACCAGCCACCCTCGCACGTACCTTTCAACACTCAATACCACCTGTCATTTTTCAGGCAGCAGGTGGCGAAGCGCATTGGTCCGCTTGAAGCTGATCGTTTGTATGAGAAGGCAAGACTTTTAGCCGATAGTCAAACCAAAAAAGAATTCGACCTTTGAGTGATGCTTGATTCTCGTTTTTACGTCAAAGTTCTGAGTCAAACCTTTGAGCCACAGCGAATGATATGGCTCGCGATGCATCAGGACTACTACGAAGGCTCTGTTGCAGATGTCCATGCTCCGCCTGAAGTGGACGCTGGTGCGCTGGCAGTCAAGCACTTACTCAATGGCGAGAGAGGCCATTACGGCCCGCTTGAACACCCACAGATCAGCCTGTCAGTTACGGGCTTTCCGCACTCTGTAATGCAGCAAGCCAGAACCCATCGTGTTGGGGTCAGTTTTGATGTTCAGTCAATGCGCTACACAGGACAGCGTATTTACAAGTACTTCTTTGAGAATGGCATTGATATCGAGGACTTGTTTTACTTCAGACCCGTTGGCAGTTACAGAAGCAGAGGTGGCAGGAAGTATGCCTATAGCGAAACCATGCGCCAAACCGACATTGAGATCGCCAAGCATCTAGCCAAGGTTTACGCATACAAGCTGCAGGATGGCCACGCAGAAGAGCATGCAAGAGACATGCTGCCCTTTAATTTTAGGCAGAATTTTGTCGTTAGCTTCAACCTAAGAAGTGCTCTGCACTTTCTTGACCTCAGGTCCAAGCTTGACGCTCAAAAAGAAATCGTCGAACTTTGCGAATTGATTCTGCCTTGCCTTGAGTCTTGGGCGCCCCAGGTCATGGATTACTACGTGCAAAAACGATTAGGGAAAGCACGTCTTGCACCATGACACTTGAAGACGCTCTTGATGAGCTGTACAAGGGACAGACCAATGTGGCAAAGCAAGCAGCGAAATTAGGTCTCCCCACGAGTGAGCTGCAGCAGATCTTCCGAAAATATGCTGTATCAAAAACCATTGACCCGGAAGTGTGGCAAGGCGACACTCAAGCCTCGTGGCCTTACATCACATGACATACAGCTCAGCCGTCGCTGCAATGAGCACAGGCGCTCATCCGTGTCCTTACGGCAATGTTTGCGTATTTAAGCCATGGTTCTTCGACGGCAAGGTAGTTCATTGGGGGCCAATGCAAGAAACTGAATCGGCAGCGCTTGCACTTGCCGAGACAATTAAACAGAAGTGCGAATAAAGCGTGTCTTCTTTGCGTTATCACGCCGGTCGCATGGTTTTAAGCCAGGACGACGGTGTATGGCACGTCAAGATAAAGGTCAAGAAGGAGAAAATGGTTTATACACTCTCTGCTGTAGAGCTTCCTGATGCTGTTTTAGAAGCTGAGCAGCTTTACGCTGATGCGAAATGCCTTAGCAGCAGTCAACCTAGATGCATGAACTGCATACACTGGGAAATCGTAAAAGCCAACTGCAGCGTTGGATGCCCAGAGGGCAGGATGACTGGAGGCACGTTCGCTAAAGACTGCGCGTATTTTTGGTCAAATGACAAGCCTTGAACTTGTCGACGAAGATGGCGTCAAGCTTTGGCGCGTTGAGTACAACGGCATGACTCGCTACTTCCGGGAGTCCGAAGAGGAATATGTGATTGCCTTGATTGCTGAACTCAAAAAGCTTTATTCAAGCGAGGCATAAACTGCATCCATTTCTGCAATACGCCCAACTGCTTGCTTGATCAGTTTCTGTTGGTGCCAAGCCTGCCTAGTCAATGCGATTGCTAAACCTTGGAGCGTCTCAACATCTGGAATCTTCTCGACTGCTCTTACGGCACGCTCAAGAGCAAGATCCTCCTCAAGAGTTCTTTCTACAACCATCCATTCATTCCAGGTCATCGTGTTGCTCCATGGATTGCAGGATTTTGCGCTCTTGGGAGTAAGGGCGCGTCGACCTTACGTGCATGTAATCATGCACTCCTTGCAATAGCCAGTCTGGCGGCCAGCAGTTATTCCAATTGACTGGTTGGGCGCAGCCAACAACGACTGTCGCCCAGAAAGCAGTGATATAGCTGTAAAGCCAATAACAGTTGCTCATTACGCCGCTGACGGCATCACTGTTAGGTGGTCGTTGTAATGACCAACTAATGCATAGCTTTGAGCTGGAACTGAACTCATCTCGTGAAATACCATCTGTCCAATTTTTAGCTCTGGATAGAGCGGCAGTGGATGGTGCTTACGTTCGTTTTTTAGCTCAAGAGTCAGCTTGCTGCCGTGCCAGCCTGGGTCGCACCAGCCAGCAAGAAGATGATTGAGACCTTCCCTTGCACGGCTTGACTTGAGTACAAACTGTGCGCTGATGTCTTCTGGTAAATCAAATCGCTCAAGTGTTTCAGCCAGGCAAAACTCGCCGGGCAGGAGAAGGTATGGGTCATCTTGTGTCCTGTTTGAGATGTCTAAACGCTTCAAGTCGGGGCTCTCGATCGACTCGATCATCAAGTAATCGCCAAGACGCACGTCAAGGGATGCTGGATTTAACAGTTCTGGAGCGAAGGGCCACACCATTTGACTGCCGTCACACTTCAGACGGATCTCCCAGTCGCTAAGAACTGCCATTTATTTCAAATCCACAGGTTACCGGACTTTCAAGTACTAGCATCAGACCTCCCACTCTTATGAGGCGGGTCAGTCAGGCTTGCCAGGGGCACCCGGCCTGCTAATTAGCTCATGGCGCGAGAACCATGCGCAGTGCCCCAATCATTCGTCGTCCACAAGGATGACCCAGCCAGAGCCTGGACCTTCAACCATCCAGCGTTGACTGAAAGTGCTGCGTGGCACTCTGACATTCTTGCCGCCGTAACGGTTTGGGTGTCCACCACGCTCGATGTCTGGAGCGCCCATCGGGTCATGCATAACCCACTGGGCATCTCCAGTTGATTCGGTGCCCTCGAAGCCAACGATTACGGACCAATGACCGCAAGATTGCGAGTCGCACATTGGCGGCTCGCCCCGAAGCATATTGCCGCGATGGAGCCACCCGACCAATGTCACGCGCGCTGAGGCTGCCTCGGCTTCAAGCAAAGATGGATCTGCATCATTCCTGAACTCGGCGTGGAGTCCAAGCTCTCTCAGTGTCCTCACCTGGGCTAACACGTCTGTCGTGTCGCCAAATCTTTTCCGTACCTCCCCATACTCTTCTGCGGTTTTGACCTTGCCATACAGCAGCGCGACCATTGCCGCAGATGCGTCTAAACATCGCCTGTGCCCCTTGTATTGGAAATCAAGTTGATGAACATAAGGGACAACTGCCTTCTGAGCAATGCCGCTAGCTTTCCATGCCTCAAACCAAGCTGCATCCTCAGCTAACAATTCTTGTGGCAGAGCATCTTCCAGCTCTTTTACGGCTGCTGCTTGATGGGGCGTTCCACGGAAATACTCGAAGAACGGCAAGAGTGCTAGCGCCATCAGGTTTCCAAGGCGAGGCGTCATCGCTCTAATCCTGCCGCGTCACAACCTTTACTGCCATCAAGAAAACCTGTGTAATAAATTAGGGCACCAGAAGTCAAAAATATGCCAGACAGCACCGTCATCACTCCCATAAGGACAGCAAAGACGATGCGCTTACGAATCAATTGTCAGCAGCCGACGGGAAGAGGTTTTTCTCTAAAAGCGCGCAGAGTGCGTCATCGATTTTGTTGTCCGAACGCTTGCTGTATGCCCGGAGAAGATCTACAACCAAGCGCTTCAAACTCTCAGACCGCAAAAACCGAAAAAGGATTGGCTTCAGGATCAGGAACATTGGAATTGTTCAACTACTGAAAGTCTAGTTTCTGTTTGCGTGACCTTCCAGTCGTGCCACTGCTTGCTCTAAATCACTCAGCCTGGCAAAGACTTCCTGGTCTCTACTCTTGATGTCAGTGTGAAGCACGTCAAGCTGTCTGCTCAAGCCGTCAACAGCAGTCGTCAGCCGCACCAGCGAATCACGCCCTTGCAGGCTCTGTTGCTTTAATCCTGTGATGCCAAGCCCAGCCACGGTGATTGACGCACCAGCTGCAGCAGCCCAAACTTCAACCATGCTTCGACCTTGGCATTGACTCCATCATGGCAGAAACCAAAGAAGCGCAACCGCAAGAACAAGAGGAACCAAATCACTCTTGGCTAGGCGATGCAGTCCGCGTCACGATCTTGCTTTGGTCGATGGGAATCCTGACAGCAAACTACTTGGGCATCTTTTCGCAGTCTGTCGATCCCACTTTCCCGGCCAGTTTGTTGACGGGGACGGCAGCGACTTACACACCTGCTCTTGGCAAGCTAAAAAAGAAAAAGGAAGAGACTAAAGTTGAACAAACGGAGTCACCAAAATGAAGCACTTCCTGCCTTTGGTTACGTTGCTGGCTTTTGGCCCAGCAGCACACGCTGATCTAAATCACAAGATCCAAAGCAGTGTTTCGCTCCAGGTTGGTGGTGCGATGACAACCGCAGAACGCATTGGGTCTTCCTTCAGTATCAGTGGCTCAGGGGTTGATTCCACAGATGGCACCACAGCAAACACCATCTCAGCAGGCACAATCACGTCTGGCGTTTACGCTCCAGGCACAATCTCTGTGACGCAGGACACACCTGGCAACGCTTTCAGTTTCAGTCAGTCATACACGCAGGGTGATGCCGTCCCAACCTCAGCCGTCACTTCAGGCACAGTGCCTAACTTCTCAAGCATTCAATCCACAGCCTCAGGAACTGC